AAGAGTGGTCTGGGAAGAAGACAGACACCAACGAAGAACTCAAGTCGATGATGGCCTCGATGCAGTTGAAGATTGAGGATGTCATGCGCCTGTCCATGACCAGTTACGACACGGTCAAGAGCTGGCGAGTGAATAGGGAAAGCAAGAGATGGAGGCGTATGCCTGATAGGACTTTGGCATACCTGAAGATGCAACTTGGGAGAAACCAATGATCATGGACTTTATTCTTTTTATTCGAAGACTCAGGGCGGCTAGGGATTACGAGTGGCGCAGGGTTCCTCCGCCAGAGTGGGCGGCGAAGAGGGGCGGCGTGGATTATTGGTGACTGCGTAGGCAAACGGATTTCGATGGAGCAAACATGCCTTTCCACATAAGCATCTCGATACGTCAGTACAAAGTCCTGCTCAGGGTCAAGAGCAGGAAAGCGTTACTTGGACGCATGACGAAACCAACCTACACGATGATAGCCAAGAAGTGGCGAGTCCCCCTGTCCGTAATACTGAGTGCCGCGCATCGCGGCATCAAAAGACATGACAGGTATATCCGCATCGAGAAAGAGTTCACTAACTCTAGGCTACGCAAATGACCCCAGACACATACAAGGTAATACAGATGGCCGTTGATGACGGCATAGCCATCGGTGTTCGACGTGCGTTTAAGTACGAAAAAGATCCGGGCGAAGATCGGATCATCGAAGTAATACGGCATGAAGTCATGAACCAGATTTGCGAGTGGTTCAAGTTCGCGGAGAATAATGATGGCTGATATAACAAAGTGTTCGGGCGAACACGAAGGAAATGTTTGTCCTCGCAGGGATACCTGCTACAGGTTTACGGCGAAGCCAAACGAAGAATGGCAAGCGTATTTCACGATCGCTCCGTTCTATAACTGGAACGAAGACTGTGAGTACTACTACAGAGACATGTCCAAGTTCAAATGACAGATAGGATGTACGGCAAAAGGTGCGAAGCCTGTAGCCTGCCATCGGCAGGCAAGGGAATCTTATGCTCGCTCTGCAACAAGAAGTCACGCAGAAGGGGCATGACTCAGGAAGAGTTTAGGTCGATGACCGACGTTGACTGGTGGGTGAGGACATTAGGGAGATGCATAGATGAAGCGGAAGAAGCGAAAAGAGAGGGCAGCCTCGACGTCTTACTGTTCGGGAGTTCCGAGTCGAGGTACCTTGTACGTCGTAAAAGTTTTTCCCGAGCAGGTAGAAGACATCGTAAAAGACCAAATCTTGGACGTCTTTCTCTCGGTGGACGTAGAGAATGCAATGGAGGTGAGGGAGGCTTGCCTGACCCTGATGCGGTACTGCGGTCTGCCGGAGGATTACGAGCCGATGGAGAGGGCAATGAAGGAGATAAAGCGTGAAACGAAAAGACGAAAGTAAAGAGCCGATCTGCTATCTCGTCGAAACAGCAGACGGAATGGGTCGCGAATACAAATACATTTCGGCGACAAAACCGAAAGACGAATGGGCTTCCGTGAAGCCCCTGTACACCATGCAGGAAATCAGAGATACGGAATACGAACTCCAGTCCAAGAGCTGGAGGGAGTTCAAAGCCAAGGTCTCGAAGTGGTGGTGGCTTATCTGGACTGGAGACCAGTCTCTCTCAGCCAAGAGGCGCCGAATAGAGAACGACGCTAGGCGATTCGGCGGAAAGATTACTTGGGAAGACTAAAAGAGAGGGGCGGTATTACCGCCCCCTCTTCTGTAATCGAACGATTACTTGCCCTTCTTAACGGCAACGCCAGAACGCATCGGCTTGCTGGCCATCGGCTTCGCGGCGGCCTTCTTGACCGGCTTCTTCGCGGCCTTGCTCTTCTTCATCATAGCCATTGTTATCTCCTTCGAAAGCAAATCGCTTTCAGCTTTACATCTTATGTACTTTGTTCCACCAATGCAATATGAAGTTCTCGACCATCCTCCTGTACATAGGGTCGGGTATCTCGTCTATTGCCGCTCGACGTTCTGCCTTTGATGGCAGGTCGTGAATCACCTTCCAAAGCGTGTAGTAAGAAATCGCAAGAGTCTGCTCATGCAGGAACTCTGGAACATTCTCGTTTAGCCACGCTACTCGCTCTTCGTGATGGAGATGCTTACCGCATCGATCTGCCCACTTGAGGACTGGAAAGTCTGAGACGTATGGCGCGATGGCTTGAGGCTTTCTCTTACGAGGCTTGACCATGCTTTGAAAGACAGCGTTACAGGTTCGTCGGCCAGATCAAACGCTATGTCAGAGTTGATCGCCGCTAACCTAACTGTCACCCTCCATGCTTGACGGTTGCCGCGCCAGACCAGTGCTGGCTCCTCTGAATTACTGATGGCGGCGGCAGTTACCTGACGCCACCACTCCGGCTTGTAGTCTATCGCTTTGGCATAGTGCTTGACCTCGATAGTCCAGCCATCCAAGCCGTTCAGATCACCTTGCTCGTCTGACCTGTACTGCTCTAGGTTTCTCTGGAGCCTTACCCCGAGTTCGTCGAACACTAGAGCGGCCACTTCTCTTTCGGCTGCCGCCCCTTTCGCCCTGCTGTTTATCGCCATTCAAGTAACTCCATGCCATCGGTGGCGTGATTCTATATTCGTTCTCAAGGATGAGAAGACAGTAGTGCAGCGCCTTGAGTACGTCCTGCTCCGTGTTCTTGTACGGGTTGCCATCGGCGAACGGGATTCGGTTCGCGATGCAGTACTTAGTCGGTTGAATCTTCAGATTCTTGTAGTGATTCCCACCAACCTGAATCTTTCCCGACTCGGTTACAGACTTCATTCAATAACTCCTCTTCGGTTCCATACCGTTTTTCAAACGATGCTTTATACGGGTGACGACTAGCTGCAAAATCTGTGTCAATGCCTCCTCGGTGATGTGTCGGGCAGAGAGGGATGATCTTGAAGTGAGCAAACTTTTTTGTCTTGCCTTCGAGATGATGAATTTCTGCCGGTGACCAGACATTGTGATGAATCCTGCAAACAATACAGCCTAAACTTGAAACCTCGTCGAGCCATTCATGCTCGGCTTTTGAGGGCCGCCTGCCTCTAAGTGTCATCCGTACCTGCTCCTCTCTCGGCGAACATTTGCTTGTTCGGTACGCCAAGTTTCAAACTCAACGTCCCTCGCCCTGGCCTCGACCTTGGCTGCCGCAAGAAAAGCCTTTTGCTTGCCGACCTCAAGTCGGGCGGCAAAGACTTCATCGTCAGCGTCTGCGTAGGTTTGCTGCGCGTTATCAGCCTTGAGGCCGGAGGCTGCTGCCTCGACCTTCTTCATGGCGTAAAGCTTTTTTAGATTCGCCTCGGACTGGGCGACTGCGATTTCGGCATCCATCATCTGTTGCTTCAGATCGCGGATGCGCTGTGCGAAATTCTCTTGATCCATACTAGAACGGCAGATGCCGCGCCTCCTTTGTCTTCTGTTCCCATGCCCTTTGCGGCTTCGTGTCCGCATCGGCAAACCGCGATTCGCGATTCGCGAATAGCAGAAAGTCCGTTCCAACCTCACCCATTCTATGCTTTCTTGTGAGGACTTCAACATACCCTTGAGCAGGGCTGATGGGGTCGTAGTAGTCCTCGCGGTAGAGCATCATGATTATATCCGCATCCTGCTCAACGGAGCCGGAATCTCTAAGGTCGGACATCATAGGACGCTTATCCTCTCGATGCTCGACGCCACGGTTAAGTTGAGACAGGGCGACAACGGGGATTCCAAGTTCTCTGGCAAGCGACTTCAATCCGCTGGAAATCCTGCCCATCTCCTCAACCCGATTGCCGCCACCGCCAGTCATCAGGCCGATGTAATCGACAAGTATCATGTCGGGCTTCGCCCTTCTAGCCTTCGAGGAAAGCTGCTGAACCGTGATTGCCGGTGTCTCATCAATGAAGATGGACGCTTCGCTGAGTTGGCCTAGAGCCTTGGAAACGCGGTTTCCGTAGGCGTCGAAGGCGGAGCCGTCGATGATGCTGCTGACAGGGATGTGACCCTGCGCGGCAAGCAGCTTCTGCATGACCTGCTGAGAAGACATCTCAAGCGTGAAGATCATGACCTTCTTGCCAGATATCGCAGAGTTGAGGGCAATATTAAGAGCAAATGTCGTCTTGCCCATCGATGGCCGACCGGCAACGATAACCAAGTCTCCCGGCCTGAAGCCACGGAAGCGCGAGTCGAGGTCTTTGAAACCCGTTGGCACACCGAGCATCCCATCCTTTGATGCCCCGGCCTTCTCCATGTAATCAATAAGGCCTGAGATTAGGTCTTTGCTCGATTGGACAGACCGCTCAGTCGCATGATTGATGCTGAACATGCGCTGAATCTCATCAACCTTTTCGGCAAGGGGAGACTTGCTCTGAAGGATTGGTATGATTTGGTCAGCGGATTCCGACAATCCCCTAAGAATCTTCGCTTCTCTGATGGCCGCCTCATACGACTTCCAGTTCGCTGCGCCGACCGTGTTAGAGACGATGTCTCCGACAAGGTAGCGTTCCTCCGAAGTTCTGGGAATCGCATCGAGAAGCCCGATCGTGGACGCATCCCTCCCGGCCTTGAACAAGCCTTGCATTGTCTCGAACAAATACTGATGCGCCGGAGCGGAGAAGTCTTCCGGGCTAAGAATTGATTCGCTTAAAAGCGAAGGCTCCAACATCATTGCGCCGAGGAAAGCCTGTTCTGCGGCGACAGGTGACAAGTTACTCACGGTGATACTTCCCGTCGATGATTCGTCCAAAGCCCTGCGGTGAAAGCAGGAAGTCGATGTCAGCGATGAATCGCTTTCTGCCCTGAGATGGCATGGTCTTTCCCGTGAGGAAGGGCGACTCGCCTACGAAGCGAAAGAACTTCTGCCAGAACTCAAGGGTACCCGGATCTTGAGTACGCCCGTCAAGGCTAATCGTCTCCCTGCATCTAGCGCGGAGCATAGTCCGTCGCTTCTCCGTCAAGGCGATACACCGAGGAAGGTCAGGCAGGATGCCGTGGTACTCCGCAACCACTTCTTCGAGTGTTACGCTGGCACGGTTCTTGCTCTTATATATATCTATATTAGATATATTCTTATTACTACTAATACTTTTTTCTTTGGTTCTTTCTTTTTTACTTTCACGGAAGCCCGGATTATGTAAAGCATCCGCGAACAAATCCGAGTCAAGTGCTTGTTCTGAAAGGGAATCGACCCCTTCAGGATTCTGAACCCCCCCTTCAGGATTCTGAAGGGCATACCAAAGGATATTGCACTCGCGAGTCACACGAACTAGACGAGCCTCGCCCCCCTTCTTCACCTCGATGTATCCTTTGGAATACAGGCGAGCGAGATAGGCAGAGATGCTGGGCGGCGAAACGCCGAGGGATTCCGCAAGGTCGCCGTTGCCGACCGAGAACCAGTCGCCGGTTTGGCGGGATCTAATTTCCGCCAGAAGAATCTTCTCCATCCAAGTCAGGTCTTGGCTAACCCATAGACCGCTGGGGATGAATACCCCATCGAAGTATCTTTTTTCCATTTGCTCCATCCTCAAACGTGGAATGCGATTCTAGTCTCTAGGACACCCGGCGTGTCAAGGGGGTGTTGACACAGTCCTGAATCGGGATTAGTCTTTCCCCATCTGCTCGATTGGAGCTTATGGAGGATCTATGGACATAACAAATTTTGCGATCTCAACGCAACCGACAGTTCGCTTTAGCGGCAATCCAGTATTGGATGCAACTACTGCCAAAGAAATCTGGCAAACCCTTAGCCAGATCGATGTCACCCCTTTCGTAGAGAAGAAGGTTGGTCTTACGTACCTGCCTTGGGCGTGGGCATGGGCGAAGCTCATGGATCACTACCCTGACTCAGACTTTTACTTTGAGCGTAACAGCGAAGGCTCAGAAGTTTGGTTCTTCGCAGACGGATCTTGCGAAGTACGCTGCGTACTCACGGTCTCCGGCGTAACGCGCCGCTGCTGGTTGCCCGTCATGGACAACCGGAACAACGCCGTCAAGGAGCCGGACTCACGCGACATCAACGACACCAAGATGCGATGCCTCGTCAAGAACATCGCCCTCTTCGGTCTCGGCCATTACATTTTCACAGGCGAGACTGCGCCAGCCCCAGCAGTTCAGGAAGACAAAAAGGACACAGGTTTCTCCCTTGAGTCTTCCCTCGCCTATCTATCAGAAGCGAAGAGCAAAGACGACCTTCGTCGCCGTTTCGCTGGAATCAGCAAGGCCGCCGAAAATCGTGGCGTTTGGGGTGAGTGGAAGGAAAAGATGACCGACACGGCTAAGACGCTTGCGGAGAAGTTCGATGGCAAATAAGCAGGGAACAGAGGCATGGCTTGCCGAGCGTATCGGCAAGATTACCGGCTCGCGAGTCGGCACAATCCTCGGACTTAACCCGCATCAAAGCCCATCCGATGTGATGCGCGAGATGGTGCGTGAGGCCAAGGGTGCTGAACGCGAGTTCAAGGGCAACGCCGCAACCAAGCACGGGCAGGAGCATGAGGCTTACGGTCGGCGCTACCTCGAGGTCAATCGAGGCTACATGGTCGATGAGGTTGGCTTCATTACTCACAACGACATTCCGTTCTTAGGGGCATCCCCTGACGGACTCGTTGGCTTCGATGGGTGCATCGAGGTCAAGACCCCGTACTACGCAAAGAACGTGTACACGCTCAAAGACAAGCCGTACTACGAGGCGCAGTGCCGTCTGGTGATGGAAGTCACCGGGACGCAGTGGTGCGACTTCGTGTGCTGGATGAGCGATGACAACGCCCATGTCGAGCGTCTTGAGCGAGACCCGAAGTGGATTGAGTCAGTCCTTCCGAAGTTGAGGGCGTTCCACGAAGACTACCTTCGCATCGTCGCTGATGAGGAACTGTGCAAGCCGTTCCTTGACAGCGAGAACAAGGTCGCCTTCATCGCGAACGATTCCATGCTCCGTTTGGCCACCCTCGCTGCCCAACTCAAGAAACTTGACGAGGCATCCGCTCCGATTCGCAAGGAGTTCGATGAACTCAAGCAGAAGGTTGGCACTGAGCATGGCTCATGCACAAACGGTGCTGTTAAGATATCCCGTATCGAGCGTAAGGGTTCAGTTGACTACAAGGCTGTCTTTGAGGAACTGAACCTGAATGAGTTGTTGGAGAGTAAAGGTCGCACTCTCGACTCCTACCGAAAGAAGGCGACTGTTGCATATCAAGTGGAGATTCTGGAATGAGCCAGTATAAGGAAGACGGTAAGGTTGCCCTGTGGAAGAACGACAAGTATGAGCGTGGCGGCAAGCAGCCCTACGTTCGCGGTCACTTCACGGCGCATCGTGCAATCAAGGCTGGGGAGAAAATCTCTATTGCCCTCTGGGTTAACCAGAGCGAAAATGAGAAGGCTCCTAACTTCTCCGGCATGATCTCTGATCCGTATAAGCCGGATGAGAAGGGTTCACCCAAGGGTCGGCAAGCTCCTGCCGCACAGCCAGACTTCGAAGACGATCCGTTTTAATTATGCTTGTACTGAACCGACGACTGAACGATGTGGTTTATATTGGACGCAACATTAGTCCAGATGACCTCGTCGGTTCGTGCGACTGGGCGATCAAGGCTACTTCGGTAATCGATAGCTTTGATCGGCCCAGAGTTTACGCGGACGTATGGGACAAGACGGACTGGAGGCTTGTTCAGTTCTCCCCGCAAAGTCCGTACGTCAAGCTTGAGGAGACGACGATTCGAGTCCTCAGCGTCAAGCATGTGATGTGGGGTTCTACAGAAGAACCCATCATCTACTTCGGCTTCGACGCTCCGAAGGAGATAAAGATTGTCAGGGAAAACGCTCTTAGGAAAACAAGGGATGATGATTGACAGCGACGTCTACGTTAAGTTCTTAGGGAACAGGCCGCATCAGGGAACATCTGGAGCCGCTGCGTACGATTTGATCGCTAACTCACCGGAAGACTTTCCGGTAATCATCCCCCCGGGGGAATGGCGAGTAATCTCGACCGGGACATCGGTTGAGATACCGCCCGGGTTCGCTGGCTTGATTCTCCCTAGGTCTGGGCTTGCCGCGAAGAACGGTGTAACCGTACTGAATAGCCCCGGGCTTATCGACTCGGACTACCGAGGCGACATAGGCGTGATTCTTCACAATGTCAATAAGGCTCGTGACTTTGCCGTCACTAAAGGGATGCGAATTGCCCAGTTGATGGTCATTCGAATCCCCGACCTTGTGCTAGTTGCCGGACAGCAGCTTTCTGATACAGTCAGGGGGGCCGGAGGGTTCGGCTCAACAGGCACACAATGAAAGCATATGGCAGTTATAGACGACATCCGCCTTGCGGCGGAAAACCCAGAACTTAGTGAGCGGGAACGCGACCTGCTCCTTCAGGCAAGCCAAGAGATTGTGCATGTCAACTGGCTATTGCTTGCCGCTAGACCCCTCATAGGGGCCAATAGAAGCCCACAGGCTAGATCTTTGCTTGCCAGAATAGATGACGTTCTTGCGTAATGTTTGTGCAGTTAAATCTTGCGGAGCAGAAACTAGCTACCTACATAGGCAAGGCTAGGCATCAGCGTTCGAGGCAGGACGGTCTGCGCAACATGAAGGTCAGCGACATCGCTGACGACAAGATAGACAGAGAAGGCGCTGCCGCAGAGATAGCCTTCTGCAAGGCGATGAATATTTACCCTGACCTAGATGTCGGGGAGAGGAAGGCGGTGGACTGCATACTGCCATCCGGCCACACCGTAGATGTGAAGTCTACGTGGCGAGAGAACGGTATGCTTCTGGCCGTTCCGTGGAAAAAGATGGAAGTGGACATCTTCGTTCTTGTCATCGGCCAGATGCCGGAGTATAGAATTGCAGGATGGATGTCGGCGGTCGAGCTACTGAAGCCTGATAGGCTAAAGAATGTTGGGCCGAAGAAGTCTTACGCAGCCTCGCAGGGCGAGCTGGTCAGACCCGAAGCGTTGTTGGAATTCAATGGAGACCTAAAATGGAACATTCAGTCTTTGGTAACCAAGACCTAACTTGGGATCAGGCAGTCGAAGCCTTCTGGCAATACAAGAACTCCGCCCCGATAGCGGAGAAGTCCAGATACAAAATCAAGTGGGCCATCGAGGTTTACGGGAAGTTCTTTTCCGGACACCCAATCAGGTCTATCGGAAAGGCACAGGTCACCCGGGCGAGGGATATCGTCAAGTCTCGCTCGACCATGAAGTCGTCGTCGGTCAACGACGCGACCAAGAAACTGATGCAAGTCTTCTCATTTGCCCTAGAGAGGGAGTGGATTGACCGCATACCAAAGGTTGACCCGCTGCCGGAGGAGGCTCCGAGTCGGCCAGTACTGCGGCCAGACCAAGCCAAGCAGCTTATTGAAGAGTTGCCGCCATCTCTGGGTAGGGCTATCGAGTTTGCGATAGCGACCGGCTTGCGCGGCATAAACATCTGCCGACTCAAGTGGGCAAACGTGGACTTCGACTCCCGGTGCATTCGCATCGAGGCGTCGAGCATGAAGGCTAGGAAGGAACTGACCATCCCGCTTTCCGCGTCCGCCATGCGGATACTCCTTTTCGTCCGCAACACGACCCCGCACCCAGAGTTTGTCTTTGTGAATGAACGGGGTGAGCCGTATAAGCGCATGTATTCTGACACTTGGAGACGCGCCGTTAAGGCTGCGGGACTCGACGGCTATGGCGTACACTCTGCTAGGAGAGGGTGGGCTACCGAGGTCGGTAAGCGGTCAGACCTGAAGACGCTGATGACGTTAGGCGGCTGGGCAACGCCGAGTATGGCGGCTCAATATGTCCAGCCAGACATAGACCACCTTAGAGTCAAGGCCAGCATTGTGGATGAGGTGTTCTTCGATGGCAAAGGGCAGCAAGGTCGTATCGATCTATCCGTCAGATGACGAAATCCTAGACGCTCACAAGGGTTACGAGGGGAAGAGAGAACTCCTAATCCTGTCGATGGACACAGATGCTCAGATAACGTGCAGCGCGAACACCACCGATAAGGCGAAAATCCTTTTCCTTATCGAGGTGTTCAAGCTGCATCTTCTGGACGGCGAGTTCGACTAGCCCTCTCTGTCCAAAATTCTCTGATAGCCTGAGTTGAAGGTGTCGTACACCTTCTGTATCTCAAGCTCTACCCTTTCGATACGCTCTTCCTTATCGGACTCGCTGAGTGTTGAATTTTGTATATTCTTTCTTTGCTCATACAGCTTGCGTAGCCGGGACTGCGCCGACTTCGCCAGCGGCAATGCGCGGTAATCGACCTTATTCTCATCTAAGAAGTCACCACGCTCAGAGCCGCGCAGCGTCTTGGCCTCCGCCTCAGTGCGATAGACCGAGTCGATGCGGTCGTAGAAGTCTCCGGGATTCATCGTCCAAGTAGTTGTCTTTACGACCTTGTTGACGATCGGAATCTGGCGAATCTCGATGTCCTTGCCAGTGACCGTCTTCTCTGCAACGCCATAGGCCTGCATCAGGGTGCGGCCTGCGCCGCCGAATACTTCGCCAATCAGGTACTCGACTGAGTCGGGATTGATATCAATCAGCCCCGGCTGATACGAGGTACCGCCAGTCGCCTTGTTTATCAGGTTTGTGAACGCAATCGCTGCGTCCGTAGTGCCACGACGATGCAGCGCGGAGTCCGGCATCTTGACCTTCGCGAACTCCGGGTTCTCCTTGTAGATAGGATTCCCGGCAAAGTCCGTGTTGATGGCCAAGTCAACCAAGGGGCGAACCGCCGTGGGGGTGATGGCCTTAACGACTCCCGTCGCCTCAAGATCAAGCCCAGCCTTGTCCCCGCCCGGAAGGCGAAGCGGCATCACGTCGTTCACGATTTTGCCAAGCACCTTCGACGCAAACCCGCCTGCGCTTTCGATTCCAGAAAGCGTCTCAGTCGCCTTGATGGCGGCATACGTCAGGATGCTGTAGCCATAAGGCAGCGGGATAACGAGCATCGGCATTCCCGGGATCTTTATGGGAAGGCCAGTCTCCTTGACGTAGTCAGGAAGGTTTTCCCACTCCGTCTTGCCGTTCTCTTCCTCGTCGCTAGAAGCGATGCTGAACATGGTTACAGCGGCTGCTGCGCCAGCGGCGTAGTACATAACCTTACGCGCCTCAGCCGATGACATCGTGCGGAAGAACTGAAGGTTGCCGTTGATGCTCGCCTGCCAGAACATGTACAGCGAGTTCATTAGCGGCCCAGCTTCGCCACGACGGTTGAAGTTCACCGTCACGTTCTTGGCGAGAAGAGCCGACCTATCTCTAGTCACGCCAGCCTTGCGAGCATTGACGTAGGCGACAACGCGAACTGCGTTTTCGGTCATGTCGTTGAAATGCTCGATTGCATTCTTGACGCCATTGAGGCCGCGCTTGATGCGAGTCGTTGCAGCAACCCCTTCAATCCCGGCGGACTCGCCGAGCAGGTCAATGCTCGACTGAAGATCGCGGTGCAGCTCTCGGGCATCCAAGTTGCGAACGTAGCCTGTAGCGCCACCGTCCTCGAAGAACTCCTTGACGAAGTTGTCCTCGGCGGTATTGCCAGCCTTGTTCTCAAGGTATCGGCTGAGTGCCTTGTGGTACTTGAGGCTGACGTAATCAGAGATGGCCGCCTGAGTAACGGTCTTTCCGTTGACTTTGCCAGCCCCCTTGATGAGTCCGTCTTGCAGATCTGCCTCGGCAACAAGGTTGATCATGCCAGCCATGAAGTCGCGAGGCACGTTGATCACAGACCATGCCGGATTCCAGCGGGTGGTCATTCCCGAGAGGAACGAAGTCACGCGGCCAAACGTATTCTGAATGCCGTTTACGACATCGCCCATGTCGGCAGCGCCAAGGTTGAGCATTGCGCGACGAAGCTTGTCGTCCTTGATGTCGATGAGGACGGTCTGGCCGTTCTCCTTGACCTCAAAGAAGTCCTCGCCCGGGCCGCGAGTGGTCTGCCGACGTAGCAGCACCGCGTCCTTCTTGGCATCCATATAACGGTTGAAGATCGGGTTGTCCTTGTCGATGATTTCCCAAAGCGTGTCGTCCTTGAAGGTACGAACAAGATTCAGGAACCGACGACCAACCTCAACCTTCCTTGCGCGGATGGTCTTTTCGTAAGCCTGCTTGATTGCATTGGTGACAGGCGGGAACGCCATGGTCTGGCGTCCGAGTGCGGCAAGGGATTCCTTTCCGCCAATCGAGAAACCGCGACCAACGCGCATCGGGCTGTTCTGCGGCGAATCGAATTCGTCGATAGCCCAACCACTGAGCGGGACGTATGACGAGAACTTGTCATTCCAAGTGCCGACGACCTCCTCCTCGATGAGGCCAGCGGCAACCATCTTCTGCTGCGTTGACTTGACGAGGTCATCAACATAGCTCATCGCGGCGTTGTACTGGTCGTACTTGCCCTCGTCGCGGAAGCGATTCATGATTTCGGCGGCGTCCTTATCGGACATGCCAGAGCCGCGATCGGCGAACCGCTCCTTCATCGTCAGGTAACGCTCAAGATCCTTGCTTTCGGCAAGGGTTGCCCTGCTGAGGTCGCCATCGTACTTGTCGAGAAGCTTTTGGCGAAGCTCGTCGTAACGAGCGGCATTCTTTCTTGCGATGTCAGCATTACGCTCCGGGGCGTGACGCGCATACGCAAACAGATTCACCATGTTGTAGTCGAGCTTCTTGTCGAAGACGTACTTCATCATCGGCTCAAGATACTTGCGCTGAATCTGACGCTCATCTTCGGTCACCTGACCGCTGAACCGCTCGATCTGCCCTGCCGCATCCATCTCATCGGAGATTCGCTCCAGACCGATGCTCTTGGCCATCTCCTTCTGGAAACGCTCAAGCCGGTAGAACGAGTTGACGAACCTGCGCGTAAGCGTGTCGCGCAGCGTTTCATCCGCACCGTTGTAGATGCTAGTCGGCCTTGCCTGCTCGAGAGACGAATTGATAATCGTCTGCATGGAGTCAACTGCGTGACCGATGCTGCCGAATGCGCCGCTATTAACAGCAGACGCAATAGCTGAGTTCCGCTGATTCATGAACAGCGGGAAGCCCTTGTAGACAGCGGCGTCTTTCAGGGAGTTCGGGATATCCAAGAAGATGAAGTCGCGCTTAGTTTCCATGGCCTCCGGGAAGGAGACTTGAAATTCAAATTCGGCGTAATCGCCGTATTCAGCCGTCAGGCTATTAAGCTCATCAGAGTCTTTTGCGGTTCCGATGAAGTTAAACGAGCCTTCGTCATCGAGGTAGACATCCACCTCGGCTCCGTCCGCAAGAGCCTGCCTCGCGTACTTCTTGCTTGAAGAAGAGTAATTGTAGTCGTCAGAGCCTTCCGGCTTGACCTCAAGCTCGCCGATGCTGACCTTGCCGCCAAGCTTCGAGAACAACTTCTCGGCTCGCTTAACAAGCTGCTTGTCGTAAAACTCTATCAAGCCATCGCCAGAGTCGAGGAGGTCTCCGGTCATGGACGTGAATCCACGATTTCGACCCTGAGACTTGGTTCCCTCGCCGTTCAGCATTCTCTCTGCGACGACCTTGGGAATAGACTTAGAGAGATCGCCCTGCTTCACAGACCGTTGCTCGCCAACGATCTCGCCGGACTTGTCTAGCGGCCTGACATGAAAGGTTCCGTTGGGGTTCTTTTTGTAGAGAACCTCGCTGAAGTTGCGACGAATGTCGTAACGGAACTTCTGGTCTGCGCCAGTTGTCCAAGCAATCCGGTCGTAACCGTTCTCTGCGGCAAATCGAACCATGCGCTTCAGCGCGAGGTCGGGCCAGCTAGTCTTGAACGGCGCATCAGGGATTCCAGACTCCTCGCCGTAACCACGCTCGCGACCAGCCTGATGCCAATCGCTCTGAACTTCCTCAATGTGAAGTACGCGGTTGCCGTCGAGGTCGGAACGATCCTTGACGCGAACATGAGCGAGGATGTTTTCGACTCCACTGAAGTCGTGCATCTCATTCACGAAGTTAGTCATCCCCTTGCGCGGGGGCAGGGTCAGAAGAAGTTCGCGATAGTTGCTTCCGCCCGGGAATGTATATGAGGAATACTTGTCGCCGCCAACGGCATCAACGACATCGATCTGTCGCTGATTGATCTGGTCGAGTAACTGCTCTTTGGTGACAGGGCCAGTCTGCGAAGACAGCCATTCGGGCAGGTCGTAGTACTCGATCTCCTCCGGCTTCACGCCGGGGATATTGCGAAGGGTGGACAGCCACTGCTGCCCCGGAGCCTTCGCCATCTTCAGTGTATCTACAGCACTCTTAACCGCACTATAGAAGGTAGGCGCAACGTCTCGGACGCCGCCTAGAACTGTGTTCCTTTGCCCTTCGCGGACTCGACGTACTTCGCCCTCGCCGCCCACTCCGGGTTCGGCTCGTTCTTGTCCAGCCACTTCTTCGCCGCGAACCCCGCCCCGAACAGGCGGCTCCGCAAGACCGAGGCCGGGACTGGGTGTCCGAACTTCTGCTCGTACTCGTGAAGGTACTTCCTGTCTTCCTGCAACAGATTCATTTCGAGCAATCTCCCGATTGATAAACGCAGAGGCAAGCGGAGCATTTTGCTCAAGCCACTGCGGGTTGACTGTATGTATAGCAAAGATCTGAGAAATGATCTCGGACTGTATTGCCGCCCAGTCCTTGCCATATGGCCCGTTGAAGCGGCGATCACCGATATAGAAGAATGGATACGCAAACTGGGTCGCGACACCGGCTTCTCTGGTTGCCTTGGCGATTGCCTCATCAGGAGCCATGCCCTCTTCCGTCATGCGAGTCGCGTTCGGGACAATGACCGTACGCATCTCGTTGGCGAGCAAGCCGAAGATCTCGCGAATCATCGGCGGGGCGGCACCGGACACCGCCGTTACGCCGCCATCATTGATGGTCAGCGTCTGATAGGAGATGCGAGTCTCCCTCGGCGTCTCGTAACCAAGGCGATTGTGGAGATTGTGGCCGAGTTCATGTGCGATAACGAACCGAAGAGCCTCTCGGAACCCCGGCGTCTCGAAGTTGGCGGGGTTGAAAAACTCCCCAGCCAGAGACATCGCGTTATCGTCGCGGAAGAACATGCCACGAGTGTCCGCCTCGCTGGTGTTCTGGTAGACCTCGATTCCCTCGATAAGGCTTCTGGGAAGCCCGAAGTTATCCACAAGGTCAGCAAAGGCGGCGGTGACTTCCGCCCGACCCCCGTCATCAGGGACGGGGGACAGGAGGTTCTGGCCAGCCCTCCCGAGGTTTGCCGTGCCGTAGTTGACCAGACTCGCGGTGGGAGAACGCAACAATGTTGCAGTTTCGCCAACGGCCCTGCCAAACGCGGGAGGGGTATCCTCCAAGATACTGCGCAGCGGCTCTGCCGGAGGCGGCGTAGGAGCGGCCTCGGCCTCTACCCTAGGCTGCGCCGGGGGTGCGGCCTGAGTCGCCTGCTGCTGCCTGCTGGTCGTTCTGGCGGAGGGTTCCCGGCGACCCCTCTCAAGGGTACGCAGGTCTTGCGCCGCCAAGGCGTTAATAGCCGTCTGTAGGGCATCCCGCTCCGCCCCCTCTGGCATGGTTTCAACCATGCGGGAAAGCTGCCCACGAGCCTGTGCGTTCGGCAAGGCACCGGGACGGCGACCTCGGCGCTGACGGGCTGCTGGTTGGGCGGCGGGTGCTGCCGAGGGAGCCTCGGTTGCAACTTGAGCTTCAGTTGCAACTGCTGGCTGGGCTTCCGGGATGGCCGGAATTTCCGGGGCTGCCGGAGGAGTCTGCTCAACGATGGCCGGTTCCATGGCCGGTTCCATGCGGCGCATGGAAGGCTCTGGCGGGGTCGCGCTACGGATAAACCCCTCAAGGCGTCCAATCGGCTGAACCGGGGCTGGAGTTTGCGGGATGATGTTTGTGGCGCTACGCGCCACGGCCTCAATCCGATTAGAGGCCGGTCGAGTTACGGGCGAGCCAGCGCCAACCCCGAGAGGGGGTCGAGCAAGTTCCGTGACCGGAGGCTCGACGCCAGCCACATCGCGAGTGGGAGGCGCAATAATCTGTCCGCTGAATGACTCGCGCTGCGGGGCGGGTCCACGGTCATACCGGGACATAATTCGCTCAAGCGTGGTCTGCGGAGCCTGACCAAAGAACGGCTGCTGAACCGGCTCGATGCCAGCCGAGATAGCAGACTGCGGGAATCGAGATATGACACCAGCAGTTTGCGGCGTAGCCGTCGTCTCGAATTGCGGGAACAGGTACTCGATCGCAGCAAGACGCGCAGTAAGATCGCCGAACTGCGATTCCTCGCTGCGAATCAGATTGCGAAGCGTCTTGACCTGCTTTGTCTGAGACGGAGCTGTTCGATCCAACTGCATCTTGCGGTCGGTAATTCGCTGATTCAGAGAATCCAGACGGTCGCGAAGCACTGAACGCTCCGCCTGCATCTGCATCCCTTCTTCTGCGGTGATCCTTGGGCGATACACATCCGCAATGTTGACGACGGTGGAATCTCTGTACTCACCGGCCATCAGCTTCTTGACGTCGTTGGTCAATGCGCCGATGACATCCCTTCCGGTCTGCGTGACCTTTACTGCATCGCCAACGCTCTTTGCGATTGCGGCAGGCTGAATCTCTTCAGCGCGGCGGAAGACCGGGCCTTCCTCCCTGATGTCGTAAGCCTGTGTTATGAGGTCAAACTTGGCCGGATCAGCAAGGTTCTCGCGAAGGAACGAACGCTCAATCGCCTGCTCAAGAGAAGGCTCTTGAACGGCTTCGAGTTCGGTGAGCCGCTGAGTTGCAAACTCCGGCGGCGGAGCGGTGGGCTGCGCAGGAGGAGGAGCAACGCCCCCGGGAATCGTGCCGGTGTCCATTTGCCCACCAGCCACGCCA